TACAAACTTAAATAGTGAAGTCAACGAAGCAACAAGAATGTTTTCAAATTGTTATAATCTTGTCACTCCACCCTCTACTATACCGGGCAGTATACCAGCATTAAACTACACTTTTGCTAACTGTAGGAATATAACAGATGCCCCAGTTATAAATAGTGGTGTTACTGACTTAAATCATACTTTTTATTCGTGCAGCAATTTAGTAAATGTTCCGTTATTACCGCAAACTATTACCTCTATGAGTTATACGTTTTTTAACTGTTCTAAATTAGTAACTCCACCTACAATTCCAGATTCTGTAACTGATATGAGTAGAACGTTTAGTGGTTGTTATAAATTAGAGGAGGTTCCAACTATTCCGAGTAATGTTACAAATATGAATAGTACATTTTATAACTGCTATGGTCTAACAGATGTTTCAAATGCCACAATCCCTAGTACAGTAACAGACTTAACTGATACTTTTGAAGAGTGTAATAAAATAACCGGAATGCCTACCTTAGCAGATGGTATAACTGCAGACTTAAACTATACATTTTATAATTGTAGGAAGCTGGAAAATACAAAAACTATACCAGGAACAATTAATACAATGGTTGGTACTTTTGGTTATTGTGTAAAGATGACCGATGCTCCAACAATAAATAATGGTGTTACTCAAATGATTAATACTTATGCTAACTGTTTGGCATTAGTAAACGTTCCTGCTTTACCAAATACAGTAACAAATATTTCGGGAAGTTTCTCTGGTTGTAAGGTTTTAAAAACTGCACCTGTAATGCCTAATTCTATTCAAGATATGAGTAGTGCATTTTCAGGCTGTTATAATTTAACTACTATTCCTGGTATATCAAGTAACGTTGTAAATATGGACAGCACATTTTCTTCTTGTAATAATTTAGTTACAGCGGATTTTTCCTTACCTAGTACATTAACAAATATGGAAGGTACCTTTTCCTATTGTACTAAGTTAAAAACTGCTCCAACAATACCAGGTTCAGTTTTAACTTTATCTAATACTTTTGCTAGTTGTTATGCTTTAGAAAATATGCCTACTTTAGAAAGTGGTATAACAAATTTATATTGTACTTTTAATGGTTGCTCTAATTTAGCAAATTTAACAACAATACCGAATACCGTAGAGAGTATGATACAAACCTTTAACAGCTGTTCAAGTCTTACGACACCTCCGGCTTTACCGGAGAGTGTAACGGTATTAAGTAATACTTTTAGAAATTGTACTAATATGACGACGGCACCCGTTATTCCAAATACCGTTACAAATATTTCAGGTTTATTATATGATTGTCCGAACATTACACAAGCACCTGTTATTCCTGCTAATGTAACTGATGTGAAATATGCTTTTTATAACTGTACCAATATTACACAGCCTCCTACAATTCCTAGCAACGTTGAAAGCACAGCATATATGTTCTATGGTTGTACAAATTTGACTACAACGCCGATTATTCCTAATAAAGTTTCCGTAGCAAATTTTATGTTTGCAAAATGTGCAAATATAACTTCTATACCTGTAGTCCCTAATTCCGTTAAAGACTTAGCAGGTATGTTCTCAAATTGTACAAATATTACAGGCGATTTATTTTTACCATCTGAAGATATTAATAGTGCAAGGTCTTTATTTGCAAATACTTCTTTAACAAAAAATGTTTATATTCCGTTTAATAATGCAGGAGTAAATACACAAACATATAATCGTTTTACAAGCACAAGTCCTACAATAGGTGGTGGTTATAAGGAAGATGGTTCTGTGGAAGGAGTATATTTAAAAGACTTAAATATCCCGGTTGAAGTTACATTTAATGTCGGTTCCTTTGATACAACTAATGCAATATCTTATGTCGATAATACTGAAGTTAGTACTTTACAAGAAAATGTTAAAAAAGGTATTCATTATTACAGTATTGCTGATATTAATTCAGGTTTAGGGGAAGCAACATTTACTTTAACTGTTGCTGATGAACCAGCAAAAACCGTGGATGTGTCTTTCCCAATCATAGTCTATACATTAACTGTTGATCCCCAACTAGAGGGTTCTTCTGTTACCACGGACGTAATATACAGGTATAAAGATGCAAAAGGAAACGTATATAGTTTTACTGGAACATCTGTGTCAGTGGCTCCGGGCACGGTAGTTGAATATTCAGTAGTGGCAGATATATCAGGTACAACCTATATGGGTGACGGAAGTATAACAGTAAGTCAGACAGAAACTGTTGTATTAACATTATCTCCGTTAGCTCATGTAAAATATAGTGGGTTCTCAACTAGTAATTATATTAATTTAGATACTGCTATACCTACAACATATACAAGCTACGATATTATTTCCAAAATCAATACTCCTAATATTTCAGGTACTAATATGCGGGAAGGGTTTATTGGCTGGTCAGATGGAAATAAATACGGGTTCTTTGGTGCAAGACAGTCCAAATGGGTTGTAATGAATACTCAATACAAGGCTGGCACAGTCTCACCTTCAATAAATGTATGGCAGTGGATTAGACTTGTTGGAGATCTAAATAGCTATACAGCATATTTCTTAGAAGATCCTACAGAAGTATATACATTAGAAACATTACCTCCATTATCAGAATGGACAGCTGCTGTATCAGATACAAAGGCAATAAGTATGATTTCCGGTAGTACAATTTATGCAGGTGTAGGCTTTTACGCTTCCACGGGTATAGCCCCTTATATGGGATCCTTGGAGATAACAGGAACCAGAATATATGTAGATGGCAACGTCGCTTTTGATGGTAAGACCGCTCAAGAAAACGTTGACTATACAATAGTAGGGACATTAGAGAAATACACTTCAATATAGGAGAAAAATAAATTATGCAAAGTGATGAATTCTATAAAAATTTAACCATGTTCTTGGACGATAAAGATCAAGAGCTTTATAATGAATGGTCGTTATGGACATCTCAGTCAAATGATAGGTATTATATAGATGGGCAGTTAATTGATGGTGAGGTAATGTTTTTCACGAACGAACGCACCGAGCAAGAGATTGAATTAATGCACAAACGTAATGAGGAAGAACAAAAACTCCGCGATCTCAATTTAGACTTAAATGACGAAGTTGATAAAGCCTATTTTTACCTGGCAACAAGGTTTATTAATTCTCATGCAGTATTGCGCGGGAAATTGATACCGTACGAAGTATTTAAGCAACGTTTCTCCAAATAATATTGTATACTGTTAGTAGAGGTGAAATTATGAGTACAGAGCCAAGAATAGATGTAATTATACCAGCACATAAAGCACAGAACACAATACTAAGGACGTTGTCCAGTATTGCGTTACAAGATGTAATGTCGGATATAGATGTAACAATAGTTAATGATGCAGACGGAATTGGTTATACTAAATTTATTGATATGTTTAGCCCTTATCTTTCTGTTAGAGAGATCGTGATGGAGAAGAACGGGGGTCCGGGCGATGCCAGGCAGTATGGACTTGATAACACCAAAAACCCATTAGTAATGTTTATTGACGCAGATGATACTTTTAGTGGTGCTTTTGCAGTTAAAACATTAAGGGCACAATTATTAGCTGAAGCACATAATGTATGTTGCTTTAGTAATTTTCTAGAGCAGCAGCCTCAAACATATATACAACATCCAAATGACTCGGTATGGATGTTTGGCAAGATATATAAGAGGGATTTTATTAAAAGATATAATATTCATTTTTTACCGGGTAGTAGGGCTAATGAAGATAATGGGTTTAATATGCTCTGTAAGCTCTGTGCGAACCAGAATGAGCAGATTAAATATATACAGGATATTACATACTATTGGCATTTTAAAGAAGATAGTATTACACGTATAAATAATGCAGAGTACTCATATGGCGGCAGCTTCCCAGGCTATACAGAAAATATGATTTACGCCATTAAGGAAGCAGAGAAACGTGTGCCGTTTAATGGTAGTATAACACAACAGAAAGTAGCGGTTATGTGCAATCTTTATGAGTATTATATTGAAACAGAAGAGCGTGATAAAAGATTTATAGAGCAGAACTGGAATAGCTGCTTAAAATATTATAAAGAGGTGTACAAAGAAATACACCACAAGATTCCGGACAACATTTTTTCACAGGTATATAACGACGTGATGCGCAATTGTTATATGGGTAACAAATTATTTGGCATCATTCCCAGGATCGGAATAAAAGAGTTTCTAGAGAAGCTGGAAGCTGAATCAAATAAGGAGCAATAATGAGCACAAAAACAACTAAGGTGACTGATGGTAAAGTTCTAAGCTATACTGTGTCTGCAGCTGGGTATAAAACCCTTAGTGGAAGTAAAATAATAACTGCGGACGAGACTATTAAATTAAATATGATTCCGGAGTCCGAATCAACATCTGCATTTGAAGTAGGGGACAGGTTAGGTGATATTGCATCATTTGTTTGTTATTTTGATAGTGTAGACCCTCAATCGGCTGCTACACAAAAATACGCTGTTTTTGTACTCGATGCAAAATATAGAACTGCTTCTATTTCTGCAGGTCCAAATTATAGCGACGTTAATAATTGGTTGTCAGGTATGCCTAAATATAGTAATGCAACAGATGCTCTTAATGCAAAAGAAAGCGCAACTTGGAATACCAAATATATGACGGCTACTCCGTATAGTGATTGGTCAATAAGTAGTTCTTGGCCTTGTCTTCACAATGCCGCACATAAAGCATTGTATACATCTTATAAAATCACGAGTTGTCTTCCGAACGTTTATGAATTACAACAAATTTTTATGAATAAAACAATTCTTGATTTAAAAGACCCAACAGCCACTACATTTCCAGATCTTTCATTAGCAACTAGGTATAATTCGACTAATTGGAGTTCCACAAAAAGTACCACATCTTCTTATTGGTGGTATGTTAATGGAACAAATGTTGGACACACAAATCCATACTCAAATGGCTGCATTCCAATCTTTGAGGTTCCAGTTAATTAGGAGAAATTATGGCCACAAAAACAGTAAAAGTAACAAATGGTAAAATTTTGAATTATAAAATGTCTGCACCAAATTATAAACCTTTGGAATCAGATGTTTTAATTCAAGGTGACACAACAGTAACGAGGACAATGCTACCTTTAATTGACCCTAACAATTTTTATGTAGTTGGGGACAGATTGGCAGATAAAGCATCATTCGTAGGGTACTATATAACGGTGGACCCTAATACAAACATTGAAACAAGAAACGCTATATTTATTTTAGACGCAAAATATAGAACTTTCAATGTCTGGTGGAGTGGTGGTAGCTTTGTAAGCCCATTAATTGATATGTCAGACACAACTGCACAATCAACTAAAATATCCTCTACATATCTTACCAATTTAGCAGTGTCTGTTATACCAACTGACAATAACTCTGCTCCTGTTTATGCTAGAGCAGCAGCCACAGTACAATATAATGGTGTAACATATCAAAGCCAATTACCGACTGTCCCAGCTTTAAAAATGATAGTTGCTAAATCACAATTACTTGAAAAATCAGACCCTACTATAAGTTCGTATGCAGATAAAAAGATAACAGCAAGTAATACTTTCTGGAGTTCTTGTGTCAGGGCTTATAATGGTGGTCAAGCCTGGGTAGTTAGTTATAGTGGATCTGTTAGTAATAAAAACTTTTATTACGGGCAAGGTGCACTTTTAACAGTTCCAATATTTGAAATACCAATAAACTAATATAAAGTAATTTAATTTAGGAGAAATAAATGTCAACAACTAAAACAGTAAAAGTAACAAATGGTAAAATTTTAAATTATACCATCACAAAACCGGGCTATAAAACAGTTCACGGTAGTAAACTTATAACAGCAGATACTACAATCAATGTTAATATGATTGCTGAATCTGATACCAGAGAAGTTTACACAATAGGGGACCGTCTTGGTGGAGTAGCAACATTTTTTACTTATTACACAGACGGAAATGGCAATAAATATGCAGTATTTGTGGTAGACGCTCAGTATAGAGCCACAACAAAGTGGGCCTCTGATCGTGGTATGGCGACAGGTTTACCTAGCAATACTTTAGACTTCAATGTATACAAAACAGAGGCAGGTTGCCCGTTAAGTGCCACTTATTGCTCACAATATGTTTTTGATACACACTATCCTGCAGGGACAACTTCAAATCCGTTCCCAGGTTTTAAGTATGCAAAAGACTGCGTGAGCATTCCAGCACTAGGTACCGCAGGTATTGCCAGAATGCCGAATCCGTTTGAAGTCTGGACATTATGGCAAATGGGTACTGTATTAGATTCATATGACCCTACAGTAACTGATTATGCTGCTAATAATTTGACCAACAAAAAAGATACAATGACTTGTTACCCTAGAACTGATGGTGGTCAATACATATACTATTACTCATCTGGAAGCGGTTCCCTCCAACAAGGTTCTTATACAGATGATATAAGGTTCAATATCCCGGTATTTGAAATCCCAGTAAATAATTAAAAATAACCAACACACCCTTAACATTTAGGTACCTATTGTAAGGGTGTGTTTCTATGTCCATAACTTTAATTAAAGGCGACGACACAAATTGGAACGGTGAACAGCCGTTTGAAATATCAATCCAGACAGATTACGATTTATCAGACGGTTTTACCGCAGAGTTTATCATTTGCGAGGTAAAGAAAACCTTCGATTCCATAGAAAACAATAAGCTGTATCCGGTATTTACCCATAAGGATACGGCCCGTTTTGTTTTAGGTGATGTCTTCGCCACACTCAGAATTTTAGATGCCCAAGGCCGGGTCCGGACCGTTAAGTCTGATATTCCCTTTACCATTGTAGAAGGGCAATTTGGACAGGATCCGACAACGCAGGTAGAACCTCAGGAACCTATCACCATAGTCCGTGGAGATGATACCAACTGGAATGATGAACAAACCTTTACAATTAATCTTATATCTGAATTAGACCTAACACAGTTTAAAGCTCAGTTTATAATAGGCCCTATTGTCAAGAATTTTGACTCTGTGGTTGATAATAAGATCCAGCCTATACTCACCCACCCGGACACATTAAAACTCGCTCTAGGTCCGGCCCGGGGTATTGTTAAACTTATTGATCAACAAGGTCGTATTAAAACTATTGCGTCAGGCATACCGTTCTTAGTTAAGCGCGGTGTTTACAGCACTACAAGTGCAACAGCGACAGCTTTACCTACCGCTGAAATAGACACAAACCTTACACAAGTAACACCGAGCTCAATTGATATTACGGTAGCCAACTTAATTGACTACGCAGATATAGGAAACAAACCTCGTATTAACGGGGTTGAACTCAACGAGGATAAAACAAGTGAAGAGCTAGGTCTTCAGGGCCAGCTTATTGCAGGGGAAAATATTACCATAGAGGATAATGTTATCTCCGCGCAAAGCTCCGATGCCCACTTTGTTTTTGAACAAGGCATACCATCCACGGTCTGGTCTATAACTCACAACCTAAACAAGTTTCCTGCTGTTGTGGTTGTTGATTCTGCAGGCCAAACAGTTTTATGTGGGGTAAGCTATATAGACGAGAATAATTTGCAAATAAATTTTAATGGGGAATTTTCAGGTAAAGCGTACCTGAACTAGGAGAACACATGGCAGATAAAAAGATATTAGTCAATTTAGACTTAAACAAAAACCAGGTACTTAATGCTACGATCCAAAACTTAGCAACGGCACCTGAAAATCCTGTCAAAGGTCAGATTTACTTTGATACGGTATCCAACACACTTAAATATTACGATGGCACAGCTTGGAGAGAAGGGGGTGTCTGGGGCTCAATTATAGGTACACTTTCAAACCAAACCGACTTACAAAATGCATTAAACGGTAAAGTTGATGCGAACTCAGCTATTGCCGCAGCAACCAAATGCAAAATTACCTATGATACAAAAGGTTTAGTAACTGGTGGTGCAAATCTTGAAGCTTCTGATATCCCGAGCCTTACAACTACAAAGATTAATGCATTAACAGATTATACAAAAGGTTCTGACAGCACAGCATTAGCCACATCTGATACATTAAACCAAGCTTTAAGCAAACTTGAAAACCAAGTTGATAAAAAAGTAACTGCAAACGCAGCTATTACAGCTTCAACATCCGGTAAAACTGTAATTACCTACGATGCCAAAGGTCTTGTAACAGGTGGTTCTGAAATTGGTATTGATTCAGGCTCAACAAACTATCTCGAATTTGATACAACCAACCACAATATTAAGGCAAAAGTTGATACTACTGTAACAGAAAGCAGCACCAAACTTATTACATCTGGTGCGGTCCATACAGCAATTAACAACGCTTTAGTTGGCGGGGTTATTTACCAAACAACTTGGAATATTACCAGTGCAACAGACCTGTCTGGTATCACACTCCCGGTTAAGAAAGGTTATTTATATTATGTAACCGGTACTGGTCCGAAGACAATTGATGGTATTGAATGGAACGCAGGCGACTATTTATTAGTTAATGAAGATGTTGCTGCTGGCGGTTCCTTGTCCGGTAAAGTAGAAAAGATTGATAACTCTGAATCAGCTGATATTGTTAGGTTGAATGCTACACAAACATTAACCAACAAAACAATTGATGCAGATGACAACACAATCTCTGACTTAACCACATCAAACTTAAAGTCCGGTGTTTTACAGACCACAGTCCGGGCTACATCTTCTGCTTCAGATACAGCAATTGCTTCTGAAAAGGCAGTTGCTTCAGCATTAGCAAGTAAACAGGATACAGTAGTAGCTGCGGTCGAAAACAATATCGCAACATGGAATGCTTCGGGCAATACAAAAGATAGTGGTAAAGCATTTACCACAACGATTGCATCAGCCGCAAGCGCAGTTGATACTAAAGTTCCGACAGAAAAAGCAGTTAGAACTCAGTTAGATGCAAAGACAGGTGCATTTACAGCAACTAACGGGGCGTTAACTCCTGCCGGTGGTGTATGTACGTGGACAATTACAAATACATTAAATAATGCTGATGTGATATGTTCTATCCGGGAAGTATCAACCGGAGAAGAAGTCTATTGCAACGTGACTTATAGTGCAGAAACAATCACTGTAAAAATCAATGCTACAAGCGGTATTAACGCTAACACATACAAAGCGGTTGTTGTAGGTTTATACGTAGCAGCTTAGGAGATTAGCCCATGGCCGGAAAATTCCTTAATATTGATACAGATGCAACTTTAGCTGGAAACAGTGATATAGCTGTTTCCAGCCAAAAGGCAATTAAAACTTATGTAGATACAGGATTAACTGGGAAAATAAACACTTCTGCAAAGGGTGCCGCTTCCGGCGTGGCATCCCTTGATTCTAATGCTACGATTCCAGATGCGCAAATACCGTACAAATACATAAAAGAAAATGATATTCTTCAAAACTTAAATATACATAATACTTCTGGTAAACATAAACTTTGGTTTTCGAGTTTAGATAATACTCTTTATAGAGCTAATAGAAGACATACGGTAACGCTAACTAATTTCAATACAGATATTGCAACTAATTTGTTCGATATGAACTGGGACTCTGAGGTCAGAATACCTGCGGGAAGTATTGGAACAATTAATATTTCTGGGAATTCTAATTTAGGGATGCAATATCCATATGGTTATATCTACATTAGTTTTTATGGAGGAAACGGACCAACCAGTCTTTCCCAGCTATCTGCTAAGGTTTATCAGGATTGGTCCGGGCATAATACAGGCTGGGTAAATTTAGGAAGTTTTGAAGCAGTTTCAACTGGAACATATAATAATATTGAACATATAAAAGTTGCAAGAGTATTTGCTCAAGTATATGGTATCAAGCAGATAGAAATAAATATTGATAATACAGATGGTGTTGGGCACGAAGATACTAAAATTTGGGTCACTCAAGTAGAGTTCTTTTGTAATAGAACTGGTGTTCAATCCCTTCCTGTTTTAACAAAATTAGGTGGAGATACAATTTATGGAAGTTTAACTATTCCTACCGAAAATGGTTCTTTTATTGGTAATTTGACCGGTACAGCAGCTAAAGCAATAAAAGATGCGGATGGAAACACAATTAGTTCGTCGTATTTAAAATTGACCGGTGGAACTTTAAGTGGTCCTTTAACTATTGTTAAAACTTCAGGTAATTCCTTTTTTGAAATGCGAGGTAGTAATAGTATTATTACTTTAATTGGTGGTTATGGTACAGCCTCTCAAAAAGATAACTATATACGTGGGTCTGATAGTGATTTAAGAATTTATGGTAGTACTTTAGAAGCAGATTATGGTTTAAAAATAAATAATACTACAGGTAAATTGTATCACATGAATGGGGCGGGTAATCATTATGAATTATTAGATACATCTAATAAAGCCGTAGCTAATGGTCTTGCAACTCTTGATGCAAATACTAAAATTCCAACAACGCAACTACCAATTGCAACAACCAGTGCACTGGGTGCGGTTAAAGCTGATGGTACAACAATTACCGTTGACGAAAATGGTGTTATTACAGCAACAGGTGGAGGTAGCTCCGCAGACAGTTACCAGCCGCCATTACTTTCTTATACCTGGTCAGATCATAAATTTAACGATATACAATGGCTTCGCGCGGATACTTTCTCTTGGCAGAACGGTAATCTGTATGAGGGTGTATATAACAAATTGACAGAAGAATACAATGGTCATACCCCTGAAGTATTTGTCCAAACAAAGATTGATGGAAATGGTGTTATAGGTGGCCCTTACTTTGCAGCAGAAACTTCTTCCCAATATGATTCCGGTTTATATAAAGCCTTTGACTTAACAAATACAGATAATGCTGTATCAAACTTTTCTAATGAGGCATACCTTACTTTTTATAATCCTAGTCCATTATTAGTAACGCAACTTGTTTGGACCACATATGATAATGATAGGAACCCTACTGACTACTCAGTAGCAGGTAGTAATGACAACGTAACCTATACAACTTTAATTTCACACGGTACAGCTACAGCTGGAGCTGCTACTACCATGAACCTTAGTAGTAATACTAACTATTACAAGTATTACAAAATTACTGGGCACACATTTAATACAAGCATGGGTAATTTGAAAACATTAGCTATTACAGCTAGTGTGGACACAAGTAATAAGGTTCTTTATAAAGAACCTGTATGGACACAGCCAATATTGACACAGAACGGTACCTTAGGTGAAAGTACTTGTGCTGTAGCAACAGATGTAGCCCAATATAATGATAATCAAATTTATAATGCGTTTACACCTAATTACACAGGAAATGCAGGCTTTCATTCTGTATCGGGTACAACGTCCGGGTATGTTACCTACTATAGTCCGGACCCGGTTAAAATCACGGCTATTACGTTTACAAACCAAACTGATTCAAGTTCATCTAACAGGGCAAGTACCGGAGGGAATATTTCTGTATCAGATAACGGCTTTTCTTGGCGCTATTTAAAATCTTATAGTAATTCAGAACAAAGTATTGGTGGCGTTTGGACCATTGATTTATCGAGTAATACAAATTATTATAAATATTACAAAATAACTTGTAATGGCACAAATTCATCATATTGGACATTTAAGAGTTGTGCTTTTACAGCGGTTACTTTTGAAAAAGAATTTGAATACCACCATACCCCGTCCGGACTTAGGATTACTACACCAGAGTATGAGCCTACTTTAATTAAAGAGCAAGCAGCTACAGGTACGTCTTGGTATTACATATTGGATACGGGAAATGTGCGGTTTAAGCTACCCAGGTTTACAGATAAAATACATGGTGAATTAGTAGAAGTTTATCATAATGGTGCTGTTTTCTGTAGAACATACGAAGATGGCTGGTGTGAGCAGGGCGGGTTAACAACAGTACAAAGTAACTACAATTGTAATGGTACGTTCTATAAAAATTTTATAGACACAAGTTATTTTGTTACTGTTATGGGTCAGGCTAGATCCGGGTGGCTTGGTATTACATCCAAGTCTGTGTCCGGATTCTCGTGCCGTATTGAAGATGGCGGCGGATTACAAAATATGTTTTATGCTTGTGGGTATGTAACAACACCTAGTAATTATGCAGATGAACAACGTCGTCTCACCCACAAATACTTGTACTTCTTTGTTGGTGGGTATGCACAAGAAGCAATTGTACAAACTGCAGGTATTACTAGTGAGCAGCTAAATGAAAAGGTTGATATTGCTAACATGGAGGAAGTCAAGTGTGTTGTTGAAACATACAATAATAATGGTAGCTGGTATCGTATTTGGTCGGATGGCTGGTGTGAACAAGGCGGATATTATGGATCAGCTATACCTACAGATGGGCAAGCAACTATTCAATTATTAAAGCCTTTTTCTGACACAAACTATCATATTTATCAACAAACATATGGAAGTACGTCTGGAGCAGAAGGAACTGACATTTGTGTAAAAACAGATAGTAAAACGACCACAATGTTTATTTTATGCAATGAAGGGTATGTGGCTACCATGAGTGGTTTAGACTGGAAGGCGGAAGGTTATATTTCATAGGTATATATGAAAGCATATACAGTAATAGAAAACGGAATTAAAAAATACAAGATCGTTAATCAAAAACTTAACGGTCAGGGTGTTTATTATGCGTCTAAAGATTTAGGTATTGATAAAAGTTTTTCATCACAATTATCACCTTTACAAAAAATCGGTACAGTTAGAGTTGTTAATTGGTTTGCTTATAATTTTAATGCAAGTTCTTACATAAAGGTAGCAAACTGTGTTCCTTCAGGTGATAAGGAATTTCAAGTAGCCTTTGTTTTTAAGGAAGGGATTTCACAACAAGGAATTTGCGAGATAAAAACCAATAATATATCCTTTTCAATAGAAACACATGATACATCTCTATATTACTATGTCACCTATAATGGGAGCACAACTACATATAGCGGGACCAACACACTTGTAGATGGTGATTCCTGCGTTTTAAAATGTTCCTTTGAAGGTGCTTGGTTTAAAGCTTATTTGTCTCAAAACAACGGAAGTTTTGTACAAGAACGTTTGATTGCAGATGATAATAACAGACTAGTTAGAGGTGATTTTATTTTAGGTACAAACCTCATTTCCGACTATTATTTCACGAGCATAATAGACTTAAACCATACCTATGTAAAACAAAATAATGTTTATCTTTTCCGTGGGGATATGCCGTATGGTCTAAAACAATTTGGTATCTTAAGCAACGACTATATCATTGAAAAAGGACCTATTGATTATACGGTAGTAGGAAGCCCAACGATAGAAAATGGGTGGCTTACTAATACAGACAGCAATAATCGAGTGTTAATAAAGGGCTTTGATACTACAAAGCCGTGGGAAATAGTAATTAAAATAAATATAGCTGAAGACCAAGCAATTTTGGGTGCGGGTACTGATACAATGGGCGCTATTGGAATAAGGACTTCTGGAAATGCCGCGTTAGTATTTTTGGGCTCAACAAGCGACTGGACTTTTGATATTGCTAATAATGCAGAAATACCTATAATTTTAAATGTAGATTACTATATTAAAATATTGTATACGGGGACATCTTATATTTTAGCATACAGTACAAATGGAAATGATTTCACAGTATGTCAAACTATACAAAACAGCACCCCTGTAGCATCTTTAACTGAAATAATTTTAGGGCATTGGTTTGGAACAGGCAGCACATTAAATAAATTTAGTTTGTCTGCGTCTTATATAAAAGTAGACGGCTGGGCGTGGTTTGGAAGTGCAAATTTAATTTGGGCAAACCCAAATATTTATTTGCAAGGTGATAGTAATCAACTAATAGTAACTGACATATACCCTAATAGTAATTATACTTTAGAAGCAAATATAAAACCTATATATAATTCTGCTCAATATAATAATTGTATTATTGACACCGCTGGAAATGGAAGCGAAACGGGACGTATCGGTTTTATGTATAGAGATGAAGATTTATCAAGTGAAGTCGCTGGGTGTCTATTTTATAATTATTACCCAACTACCGATAGTTCTTGGACCAATTATCAATTTAATAAAAAATATAATTTAAAAACTATAAAAGATAGTGAAAATACTTATTTTTATGTAAATGGAAATTTAGACAAAACGCGCGCTTTAGAAACTTTAGAAACAAGTACACAACCGCTTAAATTTTGGAATTATAATTCAAAAGGTATTTTATATAATGTAAAAGTCAATGACGATAATAGAAATTTGGTAGGAAGTTTTGTCCCCGTGCCTCAAGGTTTAAAAATCGGAATTTTTACCGTTCCCAGCAACGGTATGTATGATATGGTGGAACAAAAATTTTATCCCAACGCTGGAACAGGCAATTTCATTTACGGGAAAGATTAGGAGATTTTATGGCAGATATAAACGTTGGTGAATTAAGTGAAGCTATTAACGATAAAGTTGATACTGCTAACATGGAAGAAGTTAGGTGTGTAGTGGATTCTTATATCAACGGAACTGAATGGTATCGTATCTGGTCTGATGGATGGTGTGAGCAAGGCGGAATGATATATCTTAACACTGCCGGCACTGTAACATATCTGCAACCATACTTAGACACAAATTATACAATTACGGTATCATCACAGCGAACATCAAATAATGGATTTGTTCGTATATCTGAATTAACCGCTACAACCGTAACTATGTATTTTGAATGGGATACAGGTCAAAGTAAGTCCGGGTATGGGCGCTGGTACACCTGCGGGTATATATCATAGGATATTTTTATGACAAGTAATATAAATTATGGTGCTTTAAGTGAAGTAATAAATGACAAGATGGACTTAGATATGGACAACGCTGCGCCATCGAAGTCCGCGCAAGACACTTTATTTGGTTGGTTAGGTGCAGATACAACAGCTGGGGTAGCCTTAGTAAGTGGTACTGTATTACCACAAAATGGATGGATAGTTTGTTCATATACAGATACAAGTTATGGTGTAGCTATGTTTAAATTAGATGACATCGTTTTTTATCAACAATCGTATCAGTCTCAACCAAATACACGTGTGGGCACAATATTTGGTGTCAAAGGTCAAGTATTTACTCTAACAACGTCAGGTACCTGTACTGCTACGGCTACATTTTATCCCTTGATAGGAGAACAGAATGCTTAAATATGCAAAAGTAATAAATAATGAAACAAAACAATGTGAAGTTGGGCTAGGTACAAATACAGCTTTTTATCAAAAAATTGGAATGACAGAACAAGATGTTGAACAGGCCTACAATGGTCAGTGGTATTTAACCGGACATGCACCAGTTAAACCGGAACCAACCTTGGAAGAACAAGTTGTAGCCTTAGAAACTCAATATCAAATGAACAGGTGGCAACGCGAGATCATTTTATCTGAAAATTCTGGTGCTTCTGAATATACAAAAGCCAAAGCACAAGAAATAGAAACGCTTGCGGAACAACTAAGGGATTAATATGTCTAATATAAATTACGGTGCATTTAGTGAAGTAGTTAACAACAAAGCAGATCGGGATCTAGGCAATATAAATCCTACGCAAGGTGTTGTGCAAAATATTTCAAACTGGGGTGTCCCGGATTACACCGCAGCTATAAGTTTGACTGTCGATAACACGGAACGAACTGTTACAGATGAAATGGGATTAGGATACATTTATTTTCGTATTCATACACTCGGTGGAGCAACAAACTACCTTTTTATTAACGGAACACAGTTTGATACGTATGAGTGGGACAACCATAATCAAGATGTATGGACACCTTTTTTAGTAAAACCCGGGGACACATACAGGTGGTATACTACAGGACAAGGGAGTATTATAGCAAAATTCATACCACTAAGTGGGCTATAGTATCTTCCTCAGGAGGAAACTAACAGATGCGTAGTATATGCAGGGGATGTAAACTGCAAGGTTATTGCATTTACGAAACCGAACATAAAACGATTTGTAATTTATATCAAGGTGTTAAGGATGAAAAAGCCAACAATTGAAGACATAATGACTTTTCTTGAATACTTAATACTACCCGCAATCATCATATCGCTGTTTTGGGGGATTGTGGTGTGCACAAGTGTAGCGGCGAGCATAGCTTTGGCTTGGATAATTTTATGTCTCATCGACAATCAATAGGAGACCATGGATGGAAGCAGTTAATAAAGAAGTGCAAGTAGTAAATAGATACCGCATAAGCGTATCTGATATAATCAAAATAGCAACCACAGTGCTGGCAATAGTTGGAGCAGTCACACTGTTTATATACAAAATGCAGGATCTACCACCTAGAGTAGATAAACTCGAAAGAGATATCCCGGCAATCAGGAGTGAAGTTAATGCTCTTAAATCAGAGCTTGACAAAAATGGTGTAAAAACCGACATTATTCTTGAAGATGTAAAATTAATAAAAACCCATATTATTCACGATAAAAACTAATGTATCAAATAAAGAAAGACGAACATTTTTTAAGTTTAGAAGTGGCCCTTGTAAAAGACCCGGTACTTTTAGCGTTAGAAGACGTTTATATAGACCACGGTACCGGACCCATCGTTATTTCTAAGGAAGACTAATGAAAGTACATGGTTCAGTAAATGCATTAAACGAAGTAAATGCAGCACGCAGAGCAAATGAGGGTGCAATCTCTTACGCTATTAGTGATTCAGATTACATAGTAGCTACAAACGCACAACGCTGGCACTTTGTTACATCCAATTCAGACGTATACAGAGTCTGCCTTCCATCCGCAGACTCTCTTAGTTCTGGATGGCAAATAACATTTATTGTATCCATTTCTTCAAGCTTCCCTTTAATTATAGCAGATACCTCTTCAAACATTTTATTTAACATAGATCCGGGCCGCGCTGCCACAGTAGTTTTATCAGATAACACAACATCTAACGGTACCTGGAAGATTATTAACCAAGATCCTAACAATCAGACAATACGTAACGTTGTGTTAAATGCAGCTACACAAGAACTCATAGTTAATGAAGACAACCAGGCCAGACTTTTACCTTTTGTTTCAAATATAGCAGACGGGTTTATTGTAGGTCCATCGGGGGAATTAACCGGTATTCCGTCTGATCATTTAGTTTATTTTAACCCACAAACACCTTATTACTTAACCGCGCCGCTTTCATTTCCATCGACAACCTATGTTTATCAAACATCTACGAACACAATTTATGAAAGTGCAAATCTACAAGATGGTGGTACAGCTTTTCCAGAAAATCCGACAGAAGGATATACATTTTATAATAAGTCATTAGGCTGTAACTACGTTTACCTGTCCGGTAATTGGGAACGCAGACCTTCTGTAGTTATTGGTAAAGTCGAATGGGAATCCGCAACAAGCTTTACTTGTGAAACATATCCGTTTAACTACTGGATCTGGGACGCAATCGATTTTAATGAGGCATTTCCTTCACAAACAGGCAACGCCTCTAAAGTATTTAGTACAGACGGTTCCAATCTTTACTGGGCCAATACCCATATTTTAATTGATCGTGTGTCGGACACGCCTCCGGAATCACCGACTGTGGGTACAGTATACTACGATATTAACGATAAAAAGTTATACACATATTTATCTACAGGAACTTGGGGTGATCCAGTAGACCCAATTGAAAACAGAATTTATGTAGCTACAAGCACTAATTCGTTTTATGCCTGGGTTATGGGAGACATGTTAACTGTAGGTACAGGTGGTGTAACAGCCTCTATAACTTATTGGGAAGATGTTGATGTATACCAGGTAAGTAATGGTGCTAATTTAGCATACACTCGCACAGGTGGTGCGACCGGTGCCTTTGTTGAGGCCGGAATTTCTTTATACGCGGATGCAAACCTTAATATTTTCTTGGAAGTTGCCGCGGCCAATACCTGGGTATATACCGGGATTGTGTCATGAAGAAACGTGTAACATATAAAACAAAAGAAATACGCCTTCCAGATAGTAATAATTTACCTAAACCATGTTATGCAGAATATGTCCCAGGTCCTAGACCGAGCCCTGGTCCGGCACCTCTGGTTTACAAAACATTAACAATCTTATGTGCATTACCGGATATTACAATTACCATTAACGGTATTGAGCGCGCTACAGCTACTTTACTTCAAGGAACAAGTTATTCGTATACCGTTGCACGGCCTGGGTATCATACTATTGTGGGTATGGGTATTTTACAAGAGAATGCGGTATTTACAATTAATGAAAACCAGTTTGTACCCCTTGTTATTTCCAATAGTTATGAGAGTCCAGAAATACACCCATTTAGTGAAGGGTCCCTTTCTGGATTAACCATAGTTAACAATGCATTACAATTAACGACTGACTTCATGCAAAACACCAATTTTACCTGGGACCGTATTGGAAGCTTTCCAACTAACCAAACTGTTACCACAACTCCGAATTCTATTTTAGTTATTGGACCTCGTATGATGCCTGAAGGCAGGGTAGCTACTTTCAGAACACAATCTACCCAGGCTTATGGAACATGGGAAGCTGAAATATCTATTGCAGAGGAAGAAGAAATTTGTCAAAAGCATTACCTGTTGGCGTCATCTGATGATATATCTACAATGAACGGCTATGTTATGTGGTTTGAATATTCTTATGATTATACCTTTTTAGACTTATTTAAAGTAACTAATGGACAGGAATCATTTTTACAAGAATGGTATGCACGTACTGACAGACACATGTTTAGGGCCAGATACAGAATTTCTAGGGATCAAAACGGAACATTTAGGTGCTGGTTTAAAAATGTAACAAGTAATAGGGATTGGCAACTTATGACAGACGGTCCAAATCCAAGTCCGTTTGTTGATAATACATATACAAGCTCCAACTATTTATATTTACAATTTAGGGTGTTTGGTGGTAACAATGTTTACGAGTATCAAATGAGCTCGTTGCCCGCAACCGGGTCCGGGAATTTATATCCGTCCGCAACCTATATAAGTCCGGTTATTTATGCAGGTCCTAATTTTAAGAATTGGGATAAAATAGTATATCAACAAAATACCACAGAAGGAACAGGAACCATGTATATCAGGTTTAAGAACTCTACCGATACAGAATGGAGTTCTTGGGGAACCATAACAAGTGGTCAAACATTAAGTGTTCCAAAAGATAGTGCACAGTTAAAATGGGAGGCAACAAGTAATGCCGCGCAAACCGCTGGGCCTACACTTAATAGCTTTACTATAACCTGGGAAGAGAACAACAGTTAACGTTTGCGTATTTTACGAGGAGTCGATATGGCATCTAAAAAAAGATATGTTAAAGGGAAAACATCTTGCAAATGCGGATGCGGTCTCGAAATAGATCAACGTCTTAACTTTATTTTAGAAAGTTTATCCAGATTTTTTCATGAGAACACGGGCAAAAGTATTACAGTTACATCAGGTGCCCGCTGTCCGGCTCATAACAAAAAGGTCGGCGGCGTAGCCTCCTCTGCACACGTGTCCGGGCTTGCAGTCGATGTTGCATTTGCAAACTCATATGAATTATATTTAATAAACCAATATTTGTATCAAATAGGTGTACAGCGTATTGGATTAAATTTTGAAAAATCATTTGTTCATTTTGATATAGATGAATCAAAACCCAAGCCTGTGTATTTTAAATACTAGGAGGTTTTATGTTAAGAAAGATCGGTGAAGTAGTACAGATTGATGTCGTTGAGAAAGAAGACGAAAACAATCAAGATAAAAAAGAAGAGAAATAGTAAAGCGAGGTCAGTTAAGTTATGGCAGAAATCAATGATGAAAACAATATAAGTTTTCTTATTAAAACAGGCGTACAACGTTTCATTATGGGTAATATCCTTGATATTGCCAAATCTTTGTTTTCAGAAGATCCTAAGAAGTTAAATCAATTCGTTAGGTTAGTTAAGAAAACATCGTACAATGGTATCACAATTATGAATGATACCTTAAACACTTTTGATTTAAGTAAGGTCAGCGTGGTAAAAACAGACCAATTACTCCCGAGAGTAGAAGGTTCTGCCTTTAAGGATGACAAAAAATAGTATGGATAAGAAAGCTGTAGCCATAGATAACTCTTATAATAGGTTATATGAGCTTATGCTTATGGGATATGATAATGTCCAATGGTTAGCAGCTTATGAAGGGGAAGAGGCCTGCCCGTTGTGTCAAGAGATTGAAACATTATATAACCAACAGGGCGGCGTTTTGTTGTCTGCATTTTTAGGTTTTAAAGCTGTGCTTCCTCCAGGACAGGTAAATCCTGACGGGACCATAATTCCACAACTCAATGCAAACGGCTTAGAACAAGTTGATTACAGTAAGCAAGTTGAGATTTACAAGAACGCACCAATTTATAATCACGCACATGTCGGTTGTCGCTGTGCTCTCCTAGTTACGAGGAAAGCACCGGTGCCACCAACATATACAGGACCGGAATTTGCACCACATTTTATAACAGTTAGAGGGTAGTATGTTAAAGAAAGCAGAAACACTTGAAATATTAGCTACATATTCAGCAAATAAAGGTATTAAAGTTACCGCGGGTGTTGTTCAAGATAATTTAAGTGATATGTTTCGTAAGCGAATTGTTGAACGCAAGGACAGTAGTTTTCTTTATTTTATAGCCCGTGCTGTTACAGCGGAAGTTCCAAACAAAAACCACGATATGTTCCCGTTAGATGAAATCAAGGAACATTATATGACATTTGTTGACAGATGTCTTTTTCTGGATCATAATGCCAAGAAAGTTGAAAACGCTGTGGGTAAGGTCGTGGCAGCAGAATTAAGACAGGATGATTCAGGCGAAACTTATGTTGCTTGTTTATGTCGTGTTGACCGCTGGCTCCAACCACATATTTGCCGCATGATTGAAGCCGGTACAATTAATTCTGTTTCAATGGGTGCAAATGTAGCCATGGCCGAATGTAGCTTATGCGGATGCAAGGCGTCTAAAGAAAGTGATTTCTGCGAGCACATGAGGAACCCGGCCCTTTACGATTCTTATTCAATTAACCACGGTGTTGAATTTACAGAACTTTCATTGGTATCTGTTCCAGCGGATCCGTCTGCAAAGATGTCCAAGGTGTTTGATTTACATCATGATCTCGCAAAGACAGCAGACGCAGTACAAGGTAAAGATCCGATGTCACAAACGCCCACCACTGATCAACTTCCGGGCCAAGAAGATGTTCAAACAGAACAAGTGGCAATGGACTTGAGTGAAATGCCACCATGCATGTACCAAATCGACTGTGCATCAAACGAAGCGGCTGATCATATTTTCAATATATTACATTCTGGACTTAATAAAGGTTTAGAGGAACTTACTATTGCAGGTAAAACTATTAAACTTAAAATGGATGCAGATGTAGAAGATCACTTTGAATATTTAAGAGAACTCCTTTCAAAAGCAGATATGTTTTTAGGAACAGGTACAATGACAGAGGAAGACGTGCTTGCAGTTCAGTCTTCGGTTGCCCCTCTTCTTAATAAATTAGCTTCCTCTTCTACAACAAGAAAACCCCATAAGACATGGAATTTAATTATAAATGATGAACCGGTTGAAGTTACAATGTTTACATATAAAGGGTCCGGGTCTGGGATTAAAGCCTCTTCTCCAGTATTGGCTTTTAATATTGCAAAAGGTAGTCCGTCGGATAAACGTAAATTTTATGAAAAAATAAATACAGATATTAATAAAGCTACAGCAGGGTATTTTCAGCTAAAGAGTGTAAGTAAGGCAAACAATATCGTGTCTGCTGCTGATTTACCGGATGAATATAAAGAAATTAGGGATCCAAACAGAAAAGCAGAATATGATGCAATGATTAATAAATTAGTAGCTGTTATTTCTGACCGGATTAATACACAATTTTCTGACTCTGGCTGGATTAAAAGTAATGGGGAAGCAAAAGAAGATAAAGAAGATAAAGAAGATAAAGAACAGTCCGCTGAAACACAGGGTGATTCCATAAATGATCTCTACGTATCTTATAAATTATTGGATACTTCTGCAGATAGCATAAAAGATGCATTTAAAAATTTGGATAAGGAACAACAAACAGCTTTTCTTAACCAACTGGAGGAAGAAGATGCCGGCTTAAAGCAAGAGTTAGAGAATTTGCAAACGACGGATCCGGTACAAACTCAAGAAGAACCTAAAACAAATGAAGAGGAATCTCAAAAATTAAATGATGCGGCAACAAAAGTACACAATACTATTGTAGATCCACAGGATTCCTTTGAAGGTAAATTTGCCGATGTTATTAAGAAATTAGCAAATAAACTTGCATCTTCCAGGGTTCAACCTACTCTTAAAGCGTTAAATATCAATCCGGATATTAATAAAGGTGACTTGGCTAAGTACATTGTTAAAGTTTGTTTACAAGCACAAGGTAGAGAGGAAGAAGCAAAAGATATTAAGACTGGTATTACAGAAGATCAAGTATCTGCCGGTACTGCAAAAGCATTAGGAGATAGGCTCGCTGTACTAATAAAACAAGATGCAGAGCACACAGACACCAAGAAAGAGCAACCTAAACAAGAAGAACCTAAGCAACAAGAAGAAGAAAAACAAGAAAAACAAGAAGCTCCTAAGCAAGAAGAACTACAACAAGACCAAGACCAGGGGCAACCAGAAGGTCAAGCACCGGATATTAAGCCTACATTTACTGCAGAAGGTTTAACTTTTACATTACAATCAGTTGACGGTGTTAAAGATGTAAAAGATGTTAGAGGTATAAATCCTAAGTCTAAACCTTTATATACTAAACGTACTTATAAAGGAAAGGAACGTTTCTTTATAAACAAAGATTATACACGTAACATTATACAGATGCTGGCTCGTAATGAAAGCAATAACGTCGACTTAGGTATGGGTGATAATGTTCCGTTCTATAAAGAAAGCGAAGATGCACCTATAACATTTACATTCAATATTAAAGATTCCTCCAACGAAGCTTTATTTTATATTCTTGAAGTTGATTACACACCCGGACAACCATTTATATATAATCTATTAAACAGAACTAAGAGTGAAGCATTTCCTAAAGGTAAACGTCCGCAAGATAAAGAAGGATTAACTGCTAAATCATTTAAAGCTGTTATCTATTTGAGCGTGTATCAGATATATAAGGACTTTAACCAAGATAACGAAACAGCAATGGCCTCTTCAGATCTATTATCTGTAATTACCAATAGTGAATTAAAACCTGTATTACCGTCTCCAGATGCTTCCAATTTATCCGGGCAGATTCCATGTGAGTTTACAGTTGAGGAGCACACATTCAAAGATGATGCATTAACACTTATGTACTCAGTGGAAGGCCCGAAAATAACTATTACATATAACGATGTTGTTAAGGGCCAGAAATATACCCGGGCTTATGTCTGGGAGAACGGTAATCTTCCACATCAGTTTAATGCTGATTTGTATGATTACTTTTTAAATATCGGTCAATATATAATTAAGCTTTACTTTAAGGACCAGGGCAATGGAAAAAAACAAGACACAACTAAATAAAGTCGCTGGTATAGAGGACGGTGTCAACGCTATTGTCAATTTTTTTGAAGAATTGTTGGACAATGTATCCAACAAAGTAAACGACGGCCAAGCTCAAACTGAGAGTGGCCCTACTGTCAATTTACAAACTAGCAACGCAAATCAAGAGGAGAACATAGCAAAAAAAGCTGAAGCAAGCGTTGTTACAGGAGAAAAAAGTATGTCAGAAGAACTTAAAAAACAAGAAGAAGTAAAAGAAGAAGCTTGTGGCTCAGCTAAAAAAGAGGAAAAGAAAGTTGAGAAACATGCAGAAATGGAACCGGTCCAAAACGAAGTTGTAGCCGATGCAGAAGCTCCTATCGAAGCTGAAGCAGAAGTTGCAGCTGAAGCCAAAAAAGAAGACGAACCGAAAGCCGAAGAAGAAAAACCGGCAGAAGAAAAAGCAGATGAACCTAAAAAAGAGGACAAACCTGCTGATACGGGCGTCGAACTTAAAAAGGACGTTAAGGACGAACCTAAAAAAGAAATCAAAGACGCAGACTTCAAAAAGGCCGAAGGTCTTTTGAATAAGGTCTTGAAAAATGAACTCGCCGAAGCTGGTGAAGGTGAAGACGAATCCGAAGATATTAAAAATATCAAGGAAGCTCTCCAAGCTCTCGGTATGAAAGAAGAAAAACCGGAAGGTGCTCTTGAATCTGCAGAAGACGGCGCAGAATTTCCGTTTGCAGCAGATCCGATCGCATGTGGTGCAGAAGCCACAGCCCCTGTTGCAGCTCCCGTTGCTTCTTACACTGCTCGTTTCCAAAAGAAAGCTACTTTGGGCGAATCCACCTGGATCATTAAAAATGCCAGCACCAATGAAGACTTTGTATCTTTTGATGTCAAAGCTGCATTTGGTAAAGACATTGATAAAGATGAAATTCGTGCAAAATATGCTTCCAGCAAGGAATTTGGTAGAGCTGTAATGGCATCTCTTATTGAAAATAAAGTTGCCTCTGCTCTTGGTGTTCAAGCTGCTGTTTTACAAGTAGTTGCACACTATACACCTTGCTACCCATCAGCTGCTATGTTTAAGGCAAACACAAAATCTTCCTTTCCGAAAGCAAGCGGCGCAGGCGACACCGCCAATGACGCAACCCTTTTACCCGCGAAAGTCGCTGCACAAGAAGCTGGTTTAGAAAAAACAGCTGCTGAAACAGCCGCACTTCCGGGTGATGGAAAACTTTTACCTGGCGCGGAAAAAAGACCCGAAAAGGTAAACACAAAAGTCGAAGAGTCTGCAACTCCAGCCAATAGTACAAAGGTTGAAAGTGAGACTGACAAGAAACTCATTGCTTCTTATGAAAGCAAATTGAAAGCTCTTGCCGAAGAAAACAACAAACTCAAAATTGAAGCTCAACTTCAAGAAAAAACCGCAATTGCCAAAGAATGCATTACCTTAATGGTAAAAGCTGGCTTACTCCGTGCAAACGAACAAGTCCGCATCGCAGCTTTGAAAGACGGTTTATCAATCGAAGCTGCAAACGCAAAAGCAATTGCCGCTTCAATTAACGAACAAACAAAATGCTTGTTAGGTATGCCTACAGCTCAGCTCAATGCATACAAACAAAGCATCGCCCATTTACAACCTGCAGTAGCAAAAACAGCTTCTGTTGACCTTCCCGTTATGAACGTTAAGGCCTCTGTAGCTGATTCAGCAAAAGCAGAAGAAGATAGGATCTTATCCATCTTGGAATGGGACGACTAATATAGGAGAATTAAATGATTAATGCTGCATTAGAATTAGGCAGATCTCGTGGCTTTAAAGTTGCCACAGGTAAAACAATCGTTTCTGGTAACATTGTCAAATTAGTGGCAAATGGCGCAGATACAGCCAACCCGCTTATCGACATCGTTGCTGGTAACGAACCCGATACCGAAGCATCCATTTTCGGTATTGCCGCTGACGATAACACCAAAATCCCGGCCGGTAGCACAGCCGCTTTAGGTTTTGACGTTATTGACAACTGGTTTAAAAATGGTTTAGTTGCCGCTTACTTAAAAGGCGGTTTATTCTCAGTCTGGAACGACGGTCGTGGTGAAGTTTTTGACGACGATGTGATTGGTGCTGCTGTTGGTACACCTCTCTTTGTCGCAGCCGGTAAATTAACAACCTCAGTTGGTACAGATGCCACACTCGGCGCTGTAAAAGTTGGTAGCGTTGTTCGCGCCCCTATTGCCTCGGGTAGCTATACTGGTTTCACCGGTAGTGCTGCAGTAACAGGCCAAAACGGCGTCCTTTACTTCAAGGCTGATATATAATAGGAGAACACAATGGCTGATATTACTAAAATCACAAATAAGCTCGTTAAAGAAGCTGAATTAGCAAAAATTGCAAGCCAACCGAACGGTTTACAAGTTATCGCTAACTTAATGATGAAACCTCTCGTAAGAGATCTCTTACACGAATCTCGTGTTAGACAAATCTATGCAACCTATCAATTAGGTCTTGGTGAAGAAGCTTACCTCGACGCTGATGTGTCAGTTAAAGCTTTCCAAATCGCACAGAACGGTCTTCCTGAAGAAATTCAGGTAAAATCTGAAAGGCTTCACATTGATACAAACCCCATCTCAATCTTAACAAAGACCAGATGGAACGAATCAAACTATCGTAAATACGACGTCTTGACTCGTGCACAAGAAAGAAGCAAATCAGCTGTCATGTCTGAAGAAGACTTGAAAGGTTTCGCATTGGTCGAAACTGCAGCTGCAAACGGTTTCTACAGCGATGCAACAGCCTTCCCGGGCTTAACATCTGCAAACGGCATCTTACTTGAAGAAGTAGCAAAAGCTATGTCTTACATGTTAGAAGCTCGTTTACAACCGACAAAACTTGTTATCAATCCTAGACAACAAGCAAACCTCTTAATGTTGAATACTGCGATGACCAGCCAACCGTTATTCATGGCTGAACAAAGCAATGAAAACATGAAGAAAGGTATTATGGGTAAAGTTTGGAACATTTCAATCTTGAACGTTCCGAACGGTGAATCTTACGAATACAGAAACAGCAACGGCGAAACTGTAATCGAAGATATTCAAATCATCGACCCTGCAAAAGCATACTTATTGTCCGACGCTGAAAAAGTCGGTGTCATGGCAATTCGTACTGACTTAACAGTTGAAACACAAAAGATGGTTCAACAATTCAGCGATATCTTTGCAATTTGGGAAGACTTAGGCTTCCTCATCAAATACACCAAAGGTATTGTAAAGATGACTTGCTAGTCATTTCTTAGGGTAGGGGCCTCAGAGCCCCTACCCGGGCTTTATGGGACTATATTACAAGAAAGACGGTAAAGACAGAATTATAGGTATTAAGTTTACCTATAAGTTTGGTAAAGGAAGTGGCAAAGAGGACCAATGTGCATCAGTGATAACTTCCTTAGTAGATGTCCTGAAGAAATTAGGAGTGGCTGTTGTAGATACAGTTAACGAACCTAAACCCGGACTTAAAAAATAGAGGTTATTATGAGTACAGAATATAAAGAATTATTAGAAGAAATTATTGAAAAACTTCAAAAGACACACGAGATCGTTAAAGGTCTTAAAAGCAAATCCACCTATGAAATCATGGTTGCTTTGTTAGCAGTTCTCCCAGATGCCATTTTATGTGTTGAAGAATTAGGTGGTAAATTAGAATCCGCAGACAAACGCGAACTTGCAATTGAAGCATGTCTTCATTTTGTCAATGTTAAAATGTTACCGGATGCCATTGAACGCAAACTCTTAGGTGCAGTTATTGATTTTGTAATCAATACACTTAATAAATGGTTTGGTAAAGATTGGGGCGTTAAAGTATTTGGCGTCTTTAATCGCGTTATTTCTTGGATTAAAAAGATTTTTTAAGTGCTGGCGAATAAGACCAGCCCGTGCGCCGGGCTTCGGCCCGGCTACGAAAGTATAGCAAAGCAGAGGTGATGGTATGTTGAAAGGATGGTTTAATGGTTACAGCGGTTTACTTTTTATTTATTACCGCGGTGAAAACCAATTAGTTTTGTCAGATGTCAATGCAGGTTTTAATTTAGGGAAAAATTCCCTTGCGGATACGGCATTACGTATTGTATTAAAACCTAACAAATGGACACAATGTGCAGCATCCTATGTACAAGCAGGCTTAGAAGAAGGAACCAGTATATTGGCTCATTTAGAGAAAACCGGCAAGGTGGATATTTATACAGATGCAGAAGAAGTGAAACGTATTGAAGCGTCCGGGCTTGATCCACGTGATTATGAGGCAGGTTTAGCAGCTCAACAGCAACAAGCACAGATGCCTCAACCACAACCAGCCCCGATGTACCAATATAATCCGCAAACGGGTACTCCGTATTATCCGAACCCGTATCAAATGCAAACTCCTGTTAATGGCTATCCGTATAACCCTCCACAACCACAAAGGTTTTTTGATATGAATATGATGCCGAAACCGATGCCAAATTTACCGGTTAAACAACAGAATTTAGATACAAATGCATCTGAATTAAAAGATGTATTAAAGGCCATAAAAGAAGAAGCTGTGGCATCCAAAAAACAGGCCGAGGCGATGACCACGATGATGGCTGCAATGACTAAGTCTTTAGAGACATTGGCAGTCCAATTTGAAAAGGCCCAATTGGTTAGTTCAAAACCAGGGTCTACAGAAGATAAAAACGAGAATAAATAATGAATGTACCGTTACTAATACAGAAGGCTAAAAATGGCGGTTTACCAAGCCGTTTCGTCCAGAACCTTTGTGATGATCAGATCTTAATGTGGTTACAAATGGGTTTGGACGATATTAATTATACAAACCCGGTTACGGCGTTTACACTTGCAAACGCACCTCAGTCATGGGAAACCGCGGTTTTATTTGGTTGTAATGCCGTGGCCGCTGTTTTAGTAGCAGGTGATGTATCATTTGAAGATATATCCTATAATGATAACGGATTCTCGTTAACATTAGACAGAACCTCAAAGGTTTTACAAGTGCATGACAAAGTACGTCAGGTATTTGAAAAGATGAAATGGAATATTAAGAAGTACTACAGTGCCTCGTCCGGACCTGCGGGTCTCGGTTATCCGAGGTTCACTGCACAAATGTCCTCATTTATGCGTATATTATATGGGGCCGGGTACTCAAGGTAGTCTATGGATAATAATTGGATCGAAAAAATGGCCGAAATGGCGGCGATGGAGCAAACAGATCACCAATTATCTACCGGGTTTAAGGTAGAAGTAACGTTACAGGATAACGTACCGCTAGGGGACGTCTTTAAGGTTCTTAAAGACGGCGGTATGCCTGTGACGGAAGTCCGGGCCTGCGATGAAAGCAGAAAACCGTTACCGGGTGAAATGGTTGAAACAAAGGCAGCCATGACTGTAAAAGAGAATGTCCTTATTAAAACGGCATCTACACTGTATAAAATCGCCAAGGTTGAACTTCCGGCTGGATATGTAGGAGAAGTCCAGACCGTAAGTAGAGATCACGCCACGATTAAACTGGACGCAAATCTCGATGTTATAGCAACAACAAGCACCGGAGACTTGTGTACAGTTGGGTATTATATAGATACGGTCGATGTGCCATACACAGCGATAAAAGTTAGGACGATTTAATGGGACTTTCAGCGACGAGAAAAGTTAAAGTAACCAACTTATTGAATCAAAATAACGGGTTACTTTACAACTTTAAGGTAGAATGGTTGCCTGTAGCCGGGGCGGAGGGATATAAAATATACACCTCAGTTTTACCATACGGCGTATTTGACCGGGTCGCTAAATTAATTGGCAGCGTTAACGGACAAACAACAGAGTTTGTAGATACAACGCAATCATTAGTTGCAACGGATGCAACTCCTTATTTGGAGAACTATGAATCGGAGATTACGAACATAACACACTTCACTCCGTTCTACAGTATCCGGGCCTTCGAGATAGATCCCGATGGCAATGAGATTTTAGGAGATCCCTCTCCCTGGGTTAGTGAAGAAGATTCACGCTGGTCATGTGATGATACATATCAGAACCCGTACATGGTAGGAACAATGCCTTTGGCCTACTGCAATATGAAGTACGGATTACCATCTGGTAAATATGACCAAGAGGTATTAGGGATCATAAGACAGCAAGTGTTAATGCTGTTAATGAAACAAGGGCAATGGGTATGGTGGTTTAAACGTAAAGTTTATGGTACCAAATGTCCCAACGTTGACGTAGACAACGGTAAATGTGCATACGGGGATAAATGCACAATATGCTACGGAACAGATTTAGTTGGTGGGTATTACGACCCTATAATGATAAAAATGGTTGTGGTATACGGTCCTAGAAAGGACGTATACGAAACCTACGGAGTCCGGGCTGTAAGAGAGTCCAAATCATGGACTGCATGGCAACCAAAGATCGCAAACCGCGATGTGTTCGTCATGGCAAATGGTAAAAGATGTGAAATAACATCTGTAACGCCATCAAGCCCTTACAGAGGCGGTATCTCAAATAAGTATGATTTTGAGTACAGAGAGTTTGAACCGGACCACTTGATTTATAAATTGCCAGTACCCGGGCCGTTAGCGAGGAACTAATGCACGAGTTGATACAATTGGCAGCACAGACACATGTGCAACAGCAGTTGGTACTATTCCTTAGGGAATATTTTGCAAAGCTTCCTGAAGCTTTTTACCAGTGGACACCGAATCCTGCAACGTCGAAGATTCGTATAGGCACTGAGTATGATGAGAAGCGTATGCAAATACCGGCTGTTATAGTTGGGGACGTTACCGGTGATTTATATAACCGTGTCCTTGGTCAAGAAATGATAACTGAGATTAAGGAAAAGAAAGAAATACGCGGTAAAATGGTTGATTGTGTAACCGGGTATATGCTACACGGTATATACAGCCTGAAATGCAGAATCAGCGTACATAGTTATCAAGCAGGCGAAAGACGTAGACTTGCAGATCTTACAGGTTCTGCATTAAGACATATAGGGATGTTGACACTTAAGTCAGGCAACATAGAGATCAACAGTTGTAACGTTGGTGCAACGACACCCAAAATGATAGGTAACCAGATATTACAGATTGTTCCTATTGATATTGGTGTGATAACACAGTGGCAGATTACAGTGTCCGACCTGGAGAACATAGAAAAGATTTTAGTACAGAGCATCGAGACAATATAGCGATGCTTATTAGGAGACATTAAATGGCGACTACAATTAAAATGGGTACTATACCTGGTGTTTACATTCAAGAAGAAGTGAATCCAGCGTTGGGAATCAGTGAAGCCAGACTAAAGATCGCGGGGATCATCGGCCATTCATCCCCCACTTTAGATGTTACTGATTTACAAGTGCTTCGCGGTTCAGGTAACACAGATACATTACCCTACACAGAACATGCTGTTAACAGCATTTATTCAGTAAGCGACTATATTGGTGCTAAAGGTACAACCTTGCCTCAATATATAGAAGGTGTTGACTTTACCTTAGAAGGCAATGTCATTACCTGGTTGACACACCCTGGAGAAAACGAAGTAGTACTCGCAGATGCGGCTGCTGCTTGGATTGGTTCAGGTGCTCCTGCCGTAGGTGATCAAGTCATTTACGTTGCAGATGCATCAACATATCCGGGTGAAGGCAAAATTCAAGAAGCAAACGTTACAAATTTCAAGAGCTTAAGCGGTGCAGTGACTTTAGGTGGATATGTTTATCACGTAGACGATTTTGAAACTTATCCTGCTTCCAGCCAAGTAAAACGCGCTTCAGTTACAGGCGATTTACCGGAAGCAAAAATCGGTGATTATGTTAAACTTGATAATGAAGATCATTATGTAGTAACCACTGCAGAAGATCCGGAAGCTTTCCAAGTTGTTGACGATATTGTAGAAGGTGCAACCGGTGCAGGTTATGTATTAGGTTCTGCCACATTAGAAGGATCATTACAAGTTGTTGATAACATTTTAGTTACAACCGGGTCCGGGTATGTTAAAGGTTACACAGGTGCAGAAGGTTTAATTACAGTTATTGAAACTGCTTCTCGCAAACCTGAAGAAGGTAACTTCTATTACATTTCTTGCAATATTAACAAAGAACCAGGTGCATACCAAGTTAACAAATACGCAGATTTAACAAGCGTTGTTGCAGACTATGGTCCGGAATACTACACCGAAGATGGTGAAGATAAAGTAAATGAACTCGTAGTTGGTGCTAAACTTATGTTCTTAAACGGTGCAAGCGTTGTATACGTCTGCCAAGTTGAAGAAGGTAATGATAAGAGTGCTTTAGATAACATCAAAACCGCGATCGATAAATTTGAAGAAGTTGATCTTCAAGGTATCGTCTGCGTAGCAAGTGCAGGTTCCATGGATGCAGATAAACAACTGCAAACCTACATCCAACAACACGTTAATAAACAATCCAATATCATGAGCCAACATGAACGTATTGCAATCGTAAAAGGTATTGCACATCAAGACGATGTAAATGAACTTTTACAATATGCAGCTTCATTCCGTGATGGGGATGGTGTGGGCGATCAAAGAATTATAGTTGTTGCTCCTTGCACCGTATCCGTCGATTGTGTAAGCAAAGACGGTGAAGTTAAAGAGTTTGCACTTCCTGCAACATTCGCAGGTGCTGCAATGTTTGGTAGAACAACGGATAACGGTCTTACAGTTGCAGAACCTTTAACACGCAAAACCTTAGCAGGTATCAAATCAATTTCAACAAAATATACAAGACAACAAATTGAGAAATTATCTGCCGGCGGCGTACTTGTTCTTATTGACAAGTCCGGGCTCATTAAAGTGAACCAATCTGTAACAACAGATATTAGCAACCAAAACAACAGAGAGTTGTCAGTGGTTCTCATTAAAGACGAGGTAAGGAAAGACCTCAGAGCTTTATTAGATACATATATCGGACATTTTTATAACAGGAAGAAAACTCCTACTACAATTAAGTCCGCTATCTGTGGCTATTTAGATTCTAAATTAGACACCCTAATTGAAGGATATGATAAATCAGATGTAATTGTCTTGCCTGATGAAACAGAAGCAACACAAGTCAATGTAAACTTGAAGTTTGCTGTTCTCAGACCTCTTAACTACATCTACCTATCTTTTATGGTGGTATTATAAGGAGATAGAGCATGGCTATAGATTTTACATATGCAACTAACGTATTAAACAGCAAAGGTAAATTACGTCTAATCACATCCTTAGAGCTTTATGCTAGAGTTCCGGACTTAACAGATCCGGAACTAAAGTATGAAGTTCCAGTTGGTATGGCACAACAGTTTGATGTTAACGAAAGCAGACAAGTTATTTATAACTTCGTAATTGGTAACACAAATCCTGCAAGATGTCGTGACTTGGTCCCGGGTGCAATTCAACGCAGTACCGTTCAATTACACTTTGTTTCCTTGTACACAACCAACGGTATTGGGTTGTTTGTTACACCGAACCCGACCAAATATGCATTCTCACCTTCTGTTCCTGATAACACAAGGCCGTTTGACTTGGTCGAAAGATGGATGGACGCATCAACTGGTTTAACCGTTTATGAAATCATCTACAAGAACTGCTATATTGAACAATACACAGCACCTAAAAACATGACAACCGGTGCAGACTTACGTGTTGTTGAAAATATGACAATTCACTATCAAGATGTTTCGTTCGTTCCCGCGTCAGATTTCGAAGCACAAATTGACAGCGGCACAATGGGTAACCCATTTAACTAATCTTTAAAGGGGGAGCTAAAAACTCCCCCTTATAAAAATGGAGTAGAGTATGGAAAGCTTAGCAGAATTATTTCAAGCAAAACAAGTAGAGAAGGAATTTAAGACATCCAAATTTAATTTTAAACTTAGAACTTTATCTGCCGAGGAATTGACCGAGGTATTTAGACGTGCAGATAGTATTGCGATGTCAATTGAAACAAAAGCCTTGGTCGTTAAACGTTTTACATTAGCGTATGCATTAACTTCAATTAACGGTATGGATATTGCAACATTCCCGGAAGTTATTGAATTACGCAATAAAGATTTGAATCACGTTCTCACAAAAGAAGAAGCCTTGGCAACATTACTGGGTAAATTTGACGACACAGTATTAGATTCATTATACACTTGCTACAGCGCAATGCGTGATGAAATCTCCGCGGCACGTGAAGAACTAAAAAAAGCTTAAGTGGTCCACACAGCCGCATGCTATGGGCCATACTAGTTAAGTTAGGTCCAGAAGTTTTTGTACAGGCAATAAAGGATCCAATCCTCTTGGAATGGGCCACGCGAAATATTATAGAGGATAAAAAAGAGCAGCAGGAGCTCATTATTGCAGTTTTTGAGGCTCTTAAACCGTGGCTCAATGCTGAATTAGCTGGCGAAGAGCGTAAGCATAAACAGCGTGAGGAAGAAAAACTTAGCAGCATCGCAAAAGGTGCAAATAAAGAAGACGTGATAACAACGAATGCTATAGATGCATTTTTACGTAGGCGGGGATTAAAGTCAAATGGCGGAAACGAACAACAATAACCAACCAAATTTAGAAGATTTATTAGGACATCTTCTTGATGGTATTAGTCAGCTAAATGAAAAAATGGCTGAGGTTGGTGTTTCTGTTTCCGAACTTGTACAAGCTACCAAACAAAACACAGAGGCTTCTAAAGAAACCACCCGGGCACAATCAAATACCTCTTTTAATCCCGGGGGCGTTCCTAACCAACGCGCAACTGAATCTTTACTTAGAGAAGCATCAAGGATAGCGTCTGCGCTGGAACGGGAGCAAGCCCGAATTGCAACACAACAGACATATGATACATCTAAAGCAAACCAAGCACAATCTGAAGAAATTTACAGAATAGCAAGCACTGTTTTTAATACAAGGACAGGATATTCAGCTTATAACCCCTCAGATTCGCACGTACGACAGCGTATGGACGCCTATATGCCCTATATGGGTCCGGGTCCAAACTCATATTACTCCTATGTACACGAAAATCCGATGGCGTATCCGTATCAGTCTCACGCAATTGGCCGTATTCGCGCTGGATACGCAACTAATAATGATTATCCGTTCCTTAAAGATTATTTCTATAAACAAGCTAGAGATCAAGGACATGGCAATGTGATGTCTCAAATAATGAGTCGTTATCAAGCACGTTCTGTAATTAACGCACAACAAGTTTATAGATCAACTGGTATTAGCATTGGGCCTATGTCCGAAGGTGGTGGTATGGGCTCTACGGTTTTAAATGCAGGACTGATGTTACTTGGTGGCCACATAGGAAAGATAGGACAATTTTTATTAAATCAATTTATTAAGATAGGTGAATTCCTAGTCGACGGCTTTAAACAGTATTGGGGATTTACTGCAATGAAAGAACGTATCGGAGCCGCAGCACAGACCCGGTTATCAACTCATGTTTTAGGTTCAGACCTTAGTATTGGTGACATTTCAACCACGCAGCTAGGTCAATCCTGGGGGCTTGCGCGTATGATGGGTTTCTCTGGAAGCTCAACAGAGTGGGGCCAAAAATTAAGCGAGGCAGCCAATGCGGGTTTAGCAAGTGACAGATCAGAACGCATGATCGAACGAAGTGCCATTGATATGTTTATGGTACAGCAAGGCTTTGGTGTCAACGTTAATGCAAATCAATATGCTTCCATGTTCCGTGCCAACCAGGGTAATCTGGATCTAGTCCATATTATGAACGCATTACGTGCTGTTAGCTTTGCAAACAGAGGCAGAATGGGCACAACAGCAGGGTTTGACAACATGAACACGTTGTTTGAATCTCTAGCCTCACATGTATTACGTACAAATGATGGATTTACCTCCATGATACGTAATATGGGTGCGTTTTCTAAATTATTGGCAAATAGCTCTATTAGTATGAACGAGTTGCAAAGTATGGTTGGTGCAACTCAAACGTCAACGTTACAACAACGTATGATGGTAGCATACTATTCTGGGGCATCCAATTTGCTAGAAGGCTCTGAACGTCAAATTGGATTATCAAGAAGCGACCCTGCCGCATTGATTAGGTTACAGGCCAGGGCACTACTTAATATGGCAGCCCAACAAGGGTACTCTGCAAATAGTTTACGTAGCAATGCTGTAGTTCGTGAAGCGTTACTAGACAAATTTAATATGTCTAGCTTAAGCAGATTACCTAATGTTATACAAACCTTACAAGAACTCGCATCTGGTGCAACAACAAAGAACACAAAGACTGCTGTTGACATGTTGGAAGATGAGAAATCAATTTTAGCGAACCAATTAAAAGGTATTGACGCGTTAGTTAATACCACCAAGCACATACAAGCCTGGTTGTTTACCGATAAAGGGACGGAGAGCTTTACAGATAATATTAAACAAATGTACTCCAAGTTTGGTGATGAACTCGCTGAATGGTTAGGTGTAGCAGATCCTACTATGCAACAGAAAGATACAGATCATGCAGAGCTTTTGGGAAAATTGGATGAACTTGTTTCTACGGGTTATAGAACTGCAAAGAACACTGACACTATGGCGGAAGCACAGCGAAGTTCTGAATACAAATTTTATGATAACGGAGGTTATAACGACTAATGGCAAACCCGTTTGACGCATATCATAAACACCCGGTAATTATAGGTAATATACGTATACCAATGTTTTTTCGTTTTACACAGAATCCAAATAATTGGAAGCTGGCCTTTCAAAAAGAATATCAACAAACGAAGACAATTGGCGGATATGTATTTGAACATTGGGGGGCTAAACCAGCTACATTATCCTTTGATGTTCATATTAAAAAAGATGCCAATCTTGGCAATTTAATTGGTTATAATACAAAGACAACAAACTGGGGACTGGAAGATCCGACATTTAGCTATGAGTTAATTACTCTTCAAACTTTGTACAATCTGGATCAACGCAAGTTGAAAGGCAATACATTAGGCGATATAATTGCAGAGGTAAACAAACAAAGTTCAGTAGTAAAAGATTCGCTACTTACTAAGTCTGCTAAAATAGAATCCGATATTAAGTCTGCATCTCCAGTATCAATTGGCTCTTACATAAGTTCTCTTACAGATACTATTATTTATTATAAAGGTTGTATTTATTCTGGGTTCTTTAAGTCTATGCGGATTGAGGAAGATCCACGAGAACCATACTGGCATAGAGTTCATGTTGAATTTATAATAACAACTACAACTTTTGATTGGATAGATAACGTTTTAGCAAGCACAACCGCGGGTAACGCCATCTTATCAGTATGGGGTACGGCAAGCTCAATTATGTCGGTTGGGTCATTATTAAAAGATGTTATTGAGGGTATTAAGCTGTGAGGGAAGAATTAGATAAATTTCAACCGGACTATTCTAAGTTCAACGAACGTACAACCCAACATTTAAAACGTCCGGCCCTTGTTACAATTAAAAAACCATTACTGCAACCCGCAGAAATGGAAGATGTTCTTACTCGCTTACTGCAAAAAGAAGTGCCTCCGGTAATTCCTGCAGATAACAGAACTTTCGGAGCCGGGTCTATCCGGGCTATTATTATTGGAAGAGGTAAGGCTGGAGCAAACTACACGATTAGAGATTTAATACAGGATGGGGTTTCTCCTACCGTAGATACATATTTAAACAGTTATGGCATTGTCCGGACCACACAAAATATAGTTGTACATGAAAATAAAACACATGAAGATAGTAAAGCACAGTATGTTGCAGAAAATAAAGCATCAAAAGACCAGACGGGTGTAGCTTCACCAGTTGTTCTTAAGCAAGAAAAACAAGCGAATGAGGATATATTTTTTGGCATGGACAGCGCAGTATGGAACGACCTTTCGGAAGTTACGGGTACAAAATTCATAAGAAGACCTTCTAGGGTGTCACTATTTCCAACTAGAGATCCACTATTAGTCAACGTGCTGACCCCTCAACCAATAATTAAATCAAAGAACTTTCAAAAAACCCGATTACTTTCAAGTCCGATCGCACAAAAAACAAACCGTATGCAAGATGCTATGTTGGCATATGATATTTCATATGATACTATAACAAGCTTAAATCCTGAAGTACAGGAGTTATTGAGGAAAAATCGTGTCGACTTATATCTTTTTTATGAATCAGACGCACAATCTTTAATATTTGGGTCGGATAAAGAGTCTCAAGATAAATTTGAAGCCAGCGCAAAACGTAAACCGTGGGGACGAAACGTTGTAATTCCAACAGATGCGCATTCACAAAAAATTTTTTATGATAATACTTCAGAGGTTTCTGATTCAGAAGGTGTTAAGATAGCCAAAAACGGGAGTATCTTCCGTCCTAAATACGTAGAGACCTTGGTTATTACAAGCGATAGCGATGAACTTGTAAACAATATAAATGAAAAGAATGAAAAAATAAAAATAAAAACAAATTTGTCAAAGCCTGGAGAGGAACCAACACGTTATGAAATACAACGCCTTTTAAAACTACATGTGTGGGGCCCGGACAATTGCAAGAAACGCAAATATAAAGCTGTGCTTCACCATTTTGTGTGTTTAATTAAACCACAACATACATGGCAGGTAACTTCTAATGGTATTGGTGGTAATTCGGTTTTTAAGACACAAGGTGAAGTTGTAGCTTTTTATCGTGAGGCGTTAGAAAAAGCTTGCAAAAAATTAAAAAGGATTAGCACGAAGAGTGCACAGGAGAAGGCTAAAATTATTTTTAAAATCAAGGAAACAAATTCTCCGGACTTAATTATTGCAACTGCTAAACAGGTTAT